CTCCTTCACACCGCGGATGTACTGCTCCTTGGCGTAGGCCTTCAGCTGCACGAACATCTCCCACATCGGGAGGTCCGCCGCCGCCACCGCCGCGGTCGTGGCCGCAACGCCGCTCGGGCCGGTACCGACCAGGGCTTTGTTGGTGCCGTCCCAACGGGTCAGGCGGTAGCTGGACGGGGCAGCGACGTCGGCCGCGAACTCCAGGAACGGGAGATCGGAACCCACGCGCGCGGCGCCGTTCGGCTTGAAGGCGTAGCTCACGCCGGACATGGTGAGGAAGGCCAGCTGATCGATACGGTCCGACAGCCAGTACGCGAGAACGTCGCGGCTGTTGTTCCGGAACTCGACGATGGACTTCTGGTCGGCCATGCGGCCTTCGTGGCGGTTGGCGTGCCGGAGTTGGTCGATCCGGATCACCTGGTCGTAGGACTTCATCGCCTCTTCGTTCCCTTCCAGGGTCCGATCGCCGGCGATACCGTCGCCTTCCAGGTCGGCCAGCAGGGTGATGACCGCGCGCGCACCCTTCTCGCTCTTCTTGAGCTCGGTGATGTGCTGGATCATGCTGTTGGCGCCCTTGCCAAGGAACTTGTTGACGAAGCTGAAGTTGCGGGCCTGCTTCCACAGATCCATCGACCAGATGGTTTTCTGTTCGTCGGTCAGGGCCGCGAAATTGGTCATTGCCATGATAACCTCCTGTTATTTCAAAGAAATCCGCTTGGTGCTCGCCTGTTCAAGCCGGGAGCTCGCTCTGGGACGTCGATGGTTTTAGGAGGTCGCACTCCGCGCTGGAAACGTGCAGCGCCCCACGAAGTTCAGATGCTACAGAACTCCGTGGGGGAATGCAAGTGGTTACTTACGTTTTACTGCTCCCTCATGTTTGTAGGGCGGTCGATGAAAGTGACGGCGTTGGAGTTCGCGCTCTCGCCAACAGCATCGTAGGCTCGAGCCACGCAGTAGTTGCGCCCATTGGGCAGCGAAACGCTCGCCGTCCGAAGGGTAGCCCCCACATCCGCTACCGGGGTGGCACTGATGGTAGCGGCGGTGCGGCCGCAGAAAACACGGAACCCTGTGTGATTAGCGTCGGTTGGATAGTCCCAGGCCAGGGTCGTTTGGCCCGCGAAAGCAGCGAAGGGGAAGACAAGCAGAGCAGCAAGCAGTAGTTTTTTCATACGCGTCTCCTTGGTTGATTTAACAAGATTTGTCATTTTACTACGGACAGCGAACCGGTACCAGTAGACCCGAACCCGCCGGCCCCGCGGCCGGTCTCCCGGCTGAACTCATCCACGATGTTCGGCACGAACTGGGTCACGTCGACGATGACCAGCTGCGCGACCCGGTCGAAGTCGGGGATCATGACCAGTTGGTGCGACTGGTTGCGCAGGACCACCTTGACCTCACCCTGGTAGTCCGCGTCGATCAGGCCGACACCGTTCGCCAGGACGATGCCGTTGGCCCCGAGGCTCGAGCGGACCATGACCAGCCCGGCGAAGAAAGGGGAGTCCAGAAACACCGCCAGCCCGGTGCCGATCATGGCCAACTCGCCCGGCCGGATCTCGACGTCCCGGCCGGAACAGTTACGAAGGTCCAAGCCCGCCGAGCCGGCGGTCGAGGGTACGAGAGGCTGCTCGAGCAGCCGTTTATCCAGGATCCGAGTTTCAAACGCCACAAACGCCTCCTTTTCCGGTGATGTCGCACACGTCGTGCTCGCGGAACTCCATCCCCACCTGGGCGCGCGCCTCCGCGTAGGGCACGGTGGTGATCGGCTGCCCGCCGCGGGCGCCGTCGGGGTAACAGGTGAAGCCACGCAGGCCGGGTGCCGCGGCAGCCAAGACCTTGGCGAACGGGAGCACGGTGTCGGGGTTGTTCCCCGGAGTGCCCCACGCCGGCAGGTTGATGGTGCTCGAGATCGCCTGGTCGACGTAGTTCTGCACGGTGACCTGGAAGGCCAGACGCCGGGTGGGGTCTGCGGCCAGGGTCGCGGCCGTCTCGACCTTGTCCGGATCCACTCCGAGCTCGTCAACCAGGTGCTGCGCGGTCGCGTCGATCACGTACTGGTAGTGCCACTGCGCCCCGTTCTTGAGGTACCGGCGCTTGTACGCCACGGCGTATAGGGGCTCGATGGCGGTAGTGGTCCCGGCCAGCAGACCGATGGTGCCGGTCGGCGCGATGGCGCGGTACGCGACGGGCCGGCTCAGGAACAGCCGATCGCAGTGCTCGTTAGCAGCGGCCTCGCTCTCGTTCTGGTAGGCTTCCAGCCATTCAGACATTTCGGGGTCCACGCGGTAGTCCAAATTCCGGCGCATGAGCCATTCATGCATGCCCATGAGGCCGAGACCCAGCCGGCGGTTCTTCTGCCGGACCTCGTACACCTTATCGTACGGGAGGTCGGCGCGGATCGTGCCGCACACCAGGAACTTGCTCCCGAGCCGGACCACATCCTTGAAGGTAGCGAGGTCGGGCACCGCCGCCATGTTCACCGAGCCCAGGTTGCACACGTCGCTGTCGTCCTCGGACGTCACTTCCGTGCACGCGTTCCGCAGGGTCTCGTTCTGCTGCGCCCCGAAGTTGAAGCTGAAGCCGGGCTCGCCGGTGCTCAGCGCCTGCTCGACGTTCTTCAGGAACGTCGGGTTCATGGCGCGGTCGGGCGTGCGCAGCCACGCGTCGTCGTAGTTCAGACTGATGTTGGTCATGTCGAGCGGCGCTGTGGCGTTGAAGTTGAACGCTTTCAGGTCGGCTTGGGTCAGCAGAAGATCGCCATCTTCCCACACCGTTACGTCGTTCCAGTTCTTCGCGCGGAGAAAATCCGGCGCGTCCGCGTGCTGCCAGTTCAGGCTGGCGTAGATGGCCGAGCGCCGGCTGCCGCCCTGCATTACGTTCCGGCCGATCTCGTTGATCGCCAACATCAGCGGGATCGGGCCCGAGGCCACACCGCCGGTGCGCTTGAGGATGCTGCCCTTCGGACGCAGGCGCGAGTAGTCCACGCCGATGCCGCCGCCGAGCATCAAGCAGCTGATCGAGCGCTGCATCAGCGCCGCCCACTCCTCGCGGGTGTCTTCCTCCGCGCGCAGCAGGTAGCAGTTGTTGTACGCCTTCATCGGGCGCCCAGCGTAGTAGAGGTACCGGCCACCGGGCATGAAGTACATGCGGGTGATGTAGTCCACCAGCTGCGCGCGATCGTCCTTCGACATCAGCGCAGGACTGCGCGCGGTCGGGCCGCACACGTCGTCCACCAATCGGCGGGCGAGGCTGGGCCACGTGTCGTCCTGACCCTGGGCGTACTTCGAGTAGAACACCGTCTCCGCAAGATCATTACGGAACTTGAATCCCGTCATGGGAAGCTCCTTGTTTTTACTTGGAAAAGCGCTGCTTGAGGTAGGAGAGGCTGACTGCCATCTCGTCGAATGCGCCATCGCGCACGTCGTGGAGGAAGTATATACCACGCCAGTGCACGTTGGTAAGGGGGTTCAGATACTCTTCGTCGTGTTGATAGAATGAGCCGGCGATGATCGTGGTCATCTCGGTTCCATCTGCGCGTCGCCCGTACGCGATGTCGCGCCCCTGCTGGTGCCCGGCGAACGCCGACATGTGCATCTTAGTCATGAGTGCGCGGGCAGTGGTGATGGGGCGCCCCATAACGCCGGCGGGGAAGTAGTGACAGAAGGCGACGCCCTCGATCACGACGGGCTTCAAGAACGGGATCACGTCCCAGCCATAGACGTCGTACTGCAGATCGTCTGTGCTGATCAGGCCCTCGAGCTCGGGCTGCTGATTCACCGCGCGATCGATGCGGTGCTCGTGGTTCCCGAGAGTGAGTACTAACCGCGGACGGTATCCGGCGGTGCGCGCGACAGGCTCGAGCAGAGTCGTCATGGCGCGGTGTGTGGCGTACAGGTCTTTCTTGTACCGCCGACCTTCGAAGGACTTGGTTCCTTTGTCGTAGTTGGAGAGACTCGGCATGTCGGCGAAGTCGCCGATGCACACGATTACGTCGGGTTGCTTGGCTGCGAGGTACTTGCCGCACCACGCGAGATGGTCGTAGGGGACATCAGGTTTCGTTTGTACATCAGGGATCACCGCGATTTTCATGCAACGGATTCCTTCTTTTTGGGGCGTCGCCGCACCAGTGGTTCGAACACGACGGGCAACTTGGTGTTGGCGTCGTGCGCAGCCGAAGCTTCCACCGCTTCGACCGGAGTGCGGCCGTAGAACAGAGCACCGAACGCTACATCGGCGCCGCTGCCAATAGCCGCGTACTTCCGTGGAATGGGGAGCACAATACCACGCCCATCCATGCGGAACAAGCCTTTCTTGTGGAGAATGAGGATTTCGGAATCGCCTGCTTTGTCGTCATCATCCATCTTGTACGAGTCGTCCCAAGGCGGAATGATACTGCGCTGATTTTCCGGGAGTTTGTGGTTCGCGAGGTACCACTTCGCGAGCGCGCTCGCGTAGTACAGGCTTCCGCAGATCCCCACCAGCACACCGGGCGCACGGTATATCTTCTGTGCCGAGTTGCCGTCGTCGATGAACGAATCAGCGGCCATGCCCTCGCTATCGGCGGCAATGGTAGTCATGTGGGGACCTCCGTGAAGCCAATATTGTGCGCCACTCATAAGGGGAGGGCAATCTTCCCGGTGCCGTGGGCGACGCCCACCGCGTCGATACGCCTGGGTTCCGCGGACTGCACCATCTCGTTGATCATCTTGAGCTTTTCCAGCGCAATATGGTAGTCGATCTCCTGGCGCGGCGGGCGCCGCAGGGATTCGTCATACACCTGGTTGCGGATCATCTTGTCAGCCACGAGGCGCCCGGTTACCGTCTCGGCAACCTCACGCAGCTTGGCCCACTGCTCCGCGCTCGGGGGCTGGTCACCGAGCATGTCGGTGACCCCCTTGAGCCAAACGAGGAAGTCCTCAACGGACATATCCCCGGCGCCATAAATGCGCGGCTTCGACAGCATGGTGCTCTTGGGTGCGGCCATCAAACGCGCTCCCAGTCGTCGGACAGCATGTCGGTCTGGCTCGCGAGCCAGGGGACCATCTGGTTGTCCGCCGTCTTCATGTAGATGTACGGGAGTGTCATCTTGCTGTGCATCTCGGGACGCTGCAACCCGAGCCACATGCCTTTGCCATTCCAGCCCTTGCGCGCGACGAACCCGCCGCGTTTCAGGTGATCGAGCGCCTCACCGAAGTTAAGCCGCTCCGGTGGGAGGAGTTCCCCCTGTTTGGCCATCGTCATTGTCGTCGTCCTCGTGGAAATCGTCGGGGGCGATCCAGTCCGCGAGGAATATGATCGCCTTACCGCAAATCAGGAGAAAGAGCGCGGAGACGGCCCTTAGTTGGTACGTCACCGCGCTCAGGAGGCTCAAAGCTCGTCCCCACGAAGCTTTGAGAGTTGCGCTTCATCCAGCTTGGCGAACTGCGCCTGGGTCAGCTTCAGCACGTCGATCTTGCCTTCCTTGTTGCCCGCCTTATCGCTGTCGAGCCCCACCTTGGACAGATCCGCGGGCTGCTTGCTCGCCGCGTCGAGACCACGCTTCACAGCCTCCTCGCGCTTCTCGTCCCGCAGGCTCTGCACCTTCGCGGCGTCGTCCTCGATCTTCTCCGCGGACGCGGGGGGATTGCCGAGCACGTACTTCACAGCGCGCCGCAGTGCCGCGGACTTGGTGGCACCGGAGCGCTGCAGGCCCGTCATCACTTCGATGACCTCGTCCACGATTTCAGGATCGAAGTCGTCGTGGTCGGGGTTCATCTTCGCGTACTGCGCCTCGAGGTTCGAGAGCGCGGTGTCGTAGCGCATCTGCTCGACGGCGACGGACGACGCAGCCTTGCTGTTCGCGACAGCGATCGACCGGTTGTACACGTCCTGCAGTTCACGGATCTGCTTGCGCAGGGCCTTGGCTTCCGCGGTCTTGCCGTCAGCCAGCAGGTCTTCGTACTTGTCGTCCATCTCGTCGATGCGGCCGCGCAGGGTCTCGATTTCCTCGCTGACCTTGTTGCGGTTGGCGAGCTCCTGCAGCTTGGCGATCTCCTCATCCTTCTTCTGGAGAGCTTCGCGGTTCTTGCGGGCCATCTCATCCACGCGCGACTGCGGGATGCGGTTCTCGGGCTTCTTGTCAGATTTATCACCCCCTTTTTCTGCCTTGTCGTCGCCCTTGTCGTCGGCGTTCAGATCCGTCTTCTTCTCCTCTTCCTTCGCCTTGGACGTCTCATGCTTTACCTCCTTGGTGTCGTCAGCGAGATCGGCGGCGCTTTTCACGTCGTCGGGAGAGGGCTGAAAATCATCGCCCCGGTCTACCTTCACGTCATCGGTCATGCGTGTTCCTTGATGAATGCAGCAACAGCTGCTGCGGTCGCTTCGCGGTGCATTTTGGCCGAGCGCGCGGCCAGGAAGGACGCGAGGGCCTCCACATCTACCTCGTCGCGCCAATCAGGCAGCAACGGAGTGGACGGCGGCGGAACGGCTACGGGAGGGGAAGCTGCTTTGTCGACTGCGACCCGACGTTTCGCACGTGCTACCGCAGGCGTGAGCACACGAAGCTCGGGGATCACGCCAGGAACGTCTAGTGTATCACGGCGCAGCCCGCTGTCAACCGCCTTGACCTTCTTTTTCTTCGGGGGCGGCGCAACAGGCGCCGGCGTAATCACGTTCGGCGCAACTACGACCTCAGGCACCGGGATGTTGAGCGGGGTGGCCGGGACGATAGACGTACGCGGCCGCGGTAGGGGGCCCGAATCGTCATTCGAATCATCGAGATACAGAATCGACTCGGCACTGTGCACGACCGTACCCTCGGCCGCGACGGTCTGATCCTCTTGGGTAAACGCGCCGACACCGGTGACGATTACTTCGCCGGTAGCCGCTAGGGTGTGGTCCTCCTGCGTAGTGGCTGAGGTGCCGCCAGTCAGCGTGTCGCCCTCAGCGCTGAGGGTCTGGGCATCCTGAGTAATGAAGGCGTCTTGGGAGTAGATCTCCATGACACCGTCGCGGGTAGCGACCTCCGCAAACCACGTGCCCAGGCCGAACGACGCGAGGCGCGAATCCGCAACCGCGCCAGACGTGGAGAGATACCAATCAACGCGGTTGCT